GGCCAGTTGCTGTTGTAGGCCGTTGCGTTGGCTGTGGGCCATGCACACCTTTTCTAGGTCACTGGCGAAGATGCGTGACTGTGGTGTGTCCTGAGCTGGTGACACTTCGGGTGTTGGGTTCTGGGCAGTCAGGTAGGCTAGAATGCTCTGCTCGGCCACGTAGATCTGGTTCTCAATGTAGGGGATTTGGAAACGGTAGAGTGAACGCACATCCAGTTGCTTACCAAGGTACAAGCGCATGTTGTCACCACGAGCTTGGCGTAGGTTGTAGCCATCAGGTGAATCCCAATAGCCTACTGAGTCCTGAATGCGGTTCTCTAGGTTGCGGATGATTTGGTAGTCAGGAATGTCAATGGACAGACTGGGCAGTTCGTCCACTTGACCTGGGGATAATTCAGCAAGCCGATCCACTTTAGTGTCGTTGAGCGGTGGAGCGGTTTGTTCGTAATCCCAGTTGTTTGACATGTTGTGTTTCCTACTACCTTATGTGTCCTGAAATAAAAAATACCCCAAGAAAGTTTGGGGCTTGGTGTAATTGCCTAAGCGCATTGTATCACCATTTAGTCTTACCGCAAACACAGATCTTTGACTTGCCAAGAAAGAAGTGCATGCTCGACTCACTCCAGATCTTCTCGCCAGTCAGCCAGTAGATGTAGTTGTTGAATGATTCGCCCACGTAGCACTTCATAGCAAGTAATGTTTGTTGATGGTTTTAAGTTGCTCCTTTGTGGCAGTCTTTCGATATTCTAAGTAGTGTTCGTCACAGTAAGGATACGTCTCGCCTGTGAACTTAGAAATATAGCCCTCAGTAGGTGCGTTGAGCTTCTTGTTGTGGTTGCGATACGCTGCTTGCTGAGGTGATTCGTCAAGCACCAGAAAAGTGTAAGGCTTATCGCAGTCGTCCACGATACAGGTCACATAGTCATCCTGTCGGTCAGTTAGAGCCTTGCGCCGATCATAGTTTTTTAGTAGTTTGTCGATCCACAACTCATCCCTTGACTTCTTGGCCATATTGTCCTCCTTTATTGAAATAGGATCTTGTACTTATTGCCACAGTGATGGCACATAATCTCGATCAGGTGTTGTGATGGTGGGTACTCATCCCAAGGTAGACCAATGTCATTGGCAACGGTTATGTTTCTAGCGTTGGCCTTGAACAGCGTCTTGCCACAACTGCACTTCCAATAGGCTGGTCGCTCGGTTGGTGCTGGGAATAGCTTGTGGTGGAAGTACATTACGAAGTTCATAGTAGTCCTGCCGCCCAATCTATTAAGCGAAGAGGTGTAGTGATAAAGGCGTTAAGCTGCTCACGCTTAATATACCAATAAGAAGCCTTGTCGGGGTATATAAACACAGACCACCAGGGTGTATAGCCTTTTTGCTTAGGCTTCTCTTCCTCGATCTTAGGATAGTCACCGCTGTATGCTCGATAGGCTTCTTCGGCTGCTGCCTCACGTGCCTTAGCCTCGTAGTGCTGGATCTCTTGCCATAACTTATTCTGAGCAGCCTGAACTGCTTGAGACGGTGCGCCTTGTTGGACAGCCATGAGGAACTGTCGGCCATCATTGGCACGGCCTTGGAGGTATTGTACTTGGGCTAGTGTAGCCTGTTGTGCTTGATTAGCATAAGACTGTTGGAGCTGTGCCATCTGCATCTGCGAGTTCTGAATGTTTTGATGCAGGTTCTGGTAGATATGCTGCTGAGTAATATCTGCTAGGCTGCCGTGATAGCTTTGCGCCATTATCGGTATCTCCAATCTCTTTGAGGCTGCTCGTTATTGCGCTTCAGGACATCTCCCAGGTCTATGTGAAACGCTTCTGCTTCCCCGTTGTCATTAACTATAAACGATTTGGGCTTCTGGTCAATAGGCCCAGCTGTAACCACGCCTGCCTCACTCTTGCGGTCTTGCATGTAGTACGTCTCAAGGCCATAGCGAATGGCATCCATACAGTGGTTGTTGAAGTCCTGTGGCTTCTTGGTCTGCTCGCCATCTTTGTCAAACTCCCACATGTAGCCACGATACTCTTTGAGCAGCTTGTTGGATCTACGAGTCACGAAGATACGCTGGTCTTGCACAAAGTCAATGCCCTGGCGCACTGAGCCTTTGCCTTTCTGGGCTGGCACAATGGGAATGTGTGCGCCCTCATACATGGCGATCTCGTCAATGGACTTAGGCTCTGAGCTGTCAGCGTAGATCAATGTGTTGGCTTCATCAGCATTGGCTAGGAAGCGAGCTACGGTGCTGTTGTGGATGTGCGTACCATACAGCACTTGGTCAAAGATAAAGGCACCATTCCACTTGTAGATGTCGATGAGCGCTAGTGGATCGTTGCTGAACCCAAAGTCCAGGCCACGACTCACCAGCTTGGCTTCGTGCGGTATCTCATCAAGGATAGCCCAGCCTGAATAGATACGTCCCTCAACGTCACCGAGCTTGCCCTCACCATAGACTTCCCACCAGCGCTTGTTGTGTCTGTGTGACTCAATCTCAGCCACTGATGATGGGTCAAGCGCTTCGTTATCCAAGTAGGTTACAGTGATGAAGTCGTAGTCGTTACGGTGGGGGATGATCTCTGTGTAGAACCAGAACTCAGCTGTTGGGTTCCAGTCAAGCCACACCCACTCTCTTGTTCGAGTAATCAGTTGGTCAGCAATCTTGTAGTCCAGGTTGTTGGCCTCATTGATGAACAACACATCACGCCTAGGGCCGTGAGCCTTGCCGTAGGTATCGATACTCTTGAACTGAATGACTGTGCCAGTGTCAAAGGTATAATCGTGCCGTGTGCCATGCCAAGCCTCATCATCCCAGTAGTTGCGGTCACGCATGATGGACTGGAAGTCACGCATGGCTCCATCCTCAAGGTGTGGATAACTTTCTGATACGACAGTCACGAGCTTGTTGCGACTGGCTAGAGCGTAGTCTATGAGCCACACCAGGATGCTTATGGTCTTAGAGGCTGAGGTGCCACCAGCTACTGCACGGATACGAGTCCGTTGCATGTCAAAGATCTTCTGCGTAGCTGTGGTGTCTACGAAGTGAAAGCTAGTTTCTTCTTGATCCAGTTGCAGGTCTGTCGGTGACACTTAGCCCTCCATAGATTGGTACAGGGAGTGGCTTGCTATCGCTGGTTAAGTCAATGCTCTGCTGTGCTGTACCGAATGCTCTGTTTAGTAATGAGTCTAGCGCCTGGTTGTTGGCAGGGCGTGTGGTTAGGTAGTAGTAGTTGTCATCATCGTCCTTAAGCTCGTCTAGCAGGTATAGCTTGATTAGCTCAGGATCGCTCACCATAGCCACGTCCTTGCGCCGCTTAGCGCCTTTGCCTACCCATTTCACATGGTAGAGGAATCGCTCACCACGAGCCAATGAGAGCTGTGTCATGAAGAGTTGGTCGGCAACCTTAGCCACGTTCTCACGGAATCGCTTGAGTGCTTCTTCACGTGAAATAGTCGCAGCGTTCTTGCCACCTTTCTTACGCCCTGAGCCTGGTCTAGCGCCCCCATGATTCGGGCTCGCTGGTTTTTGATTGTTTTCCAATTTTTCAAGGTTTGTCTTCATATACAGCCTCTACATGCTTCTCAAGCCTATTGTACGCCTCATTACCGTTGTCTTCAACGGTAATGTTAATCTTGTCGTGGCCAACACGCATAGTCATCATGCTCAAGCCATTCTGCATGCAGTAGTTCATAAGGTTGTCCAGCTGGAACTGGTCTTGGTCTGTGGTGATGGGGGCGCAGCTAATCGTCATGTTGGGCAAACCATCCTCTCTCTTTGTAATGGCTCATGGCTTTCTCTAGTGGGGTCTGTTGGTCTGTCATGCCGTAAGTGACTTGTTGAATCAGACGTTGAGCTGCCTGGTTCTCTTTCTCCTGAACAAAGTATACTATATCGCTAATGGTCATGTAATCAGGAATTGTCAAAACTTGGCCCTCTATGGCGAGCCGAGTCTCTTTTGTGTTCGGATCATACCACGCAGGCACGACTATCTCTCTGGGTTGTTGCCCTTGGTCTTGTTCTGGTTGTAGGTGTAGGGAGTAGATCCACCAGACACTGTGCCGCTTGTAGTTACTACGCCTGAGTTAGCGGGTGGTGCCTGAACCTGATGAGAGCCT